ATAACCACTAACCATGTTATAGTATTTTTTTCTGCTGTGCTTAAGTCGTACTAACAGATGTGCTGCAATCCTTGTAGAGGTCTCTACATCTGTAAGTAAGAGTGTTACCAACTTGTTGTCACTTAACTCTAAAAGATGGTTTAGTGATGGTGTAAGCCTTGCAATATGTTTTGCAGTTTGTAACTGAATCTGCAAAGCACCAAGTGATGCCTTTGTAATATCGTTACCCTCTTGAATGTCACCCAGTAGATGAACTCCCCCACTACTCTCTGTAATACAAATAGCACTTAATGTATTTTCGTATGTCTCGCCTGTGTTATCTGAGATTGTTCTAGCAACATCTCTAACTGTTTGTAGTGTACTTAACTGCTTTTGGGATATATCTGCAAACAAAAGCTTCCCTACGCTTAAAATAAGTAATAATCTTAACAAATAATTCCCTTTTCTTTTTGAAGGCGGAATTATATAGAAAAACTTTATATATATAGTTATATAAAACTACTAAGGTATAAGATTAAGTTTAAAAATTAATAATATTATATTATTAAACTACCGATGTTTTTAAATATTACCCATGTAAAACTTGAACTGCTGTATATGGGATGTAGGTATTCGACAAGTAGTTTCTAACACTGTAATATTTTTAAATATATTGAATTTTGTGTTTAAGTTTAGAAGTTGATGTAAGGGATTAGAAATTGTATTTTTGAAAGTGGTGGGTTCGGAGTGACTCGAACACTCGACCACTCCGTTATGAGCCACTATGCTTTATTTATGTATGTTTGCATATGCCCTTGTTTAGCCCTATTTTGCGGGATGTGTTTTCTATATGATTATGTATAAAAATGTGTTTATGCTTACAAACACGACACCCAACACGACACCCAAATACACGATTAAATTTTTTTGTTGTATACTTCCACAATTAAATATATAGAGGCAAGCTATATGGCAATAGATAAAAGTGAATTTCCACAAAAGATAAAAGCTAATCTTTGGAGTAACAACAGCTACAGTATTTTTCTTTATGATTTTACAAGTGAGAGTAAGCGACATCGCGGACTTATCGATATGAGTGACAAGATTTCCCAGTGTTTACACTTCTGAGCTCCATATCATTTTGCATATATCCATCCTCGAGCAATATGCACATATAATCTGTTACAATTCCGCAATTTATATTTCTGCAATAATTTTTGTCTCCAAGTTTTTTTTCGATTAAACCAATCACTTTAAATATGTCCATCTTCATTTCCTTATCATTATATTTCTCTAAACCATACTGATATGGCTTGATTAAAATATATTCCATTAGCAGTCTCATTTACTAAGTGGGTTTTGTTTTGCTTTACATATTTAATCTGACTTTGTAAAGGCTTTTAACAGTGTTACTTTAAAGAACATAGTAAGTATATTTACTAAGTTGTATATTTAGAATGGTTACATATACTAACTTAAAGTTTTATTAAAATGTAGTTATTTGTACTAATTTGTTACATTTTTATAGTTATATATACTTATTATGTTAAAATGTGACTATGAAAAAGATAACACACTTAGACATAGCCAACTATGTTGAAAAAAATAAAACTACTGTTGATGGTTGGACTCAAAGACAGCCTAGGTTACTAGAACTGGTTAAGCTTGGTATGTGGTGCAAAAAAAACAACTTAGATACAGAAAAAATCACAAAACTCATGGAGTTTCACGAGATGGTTAAAGGAGATATAAAATGAAAATCATATCTATAATGATGATGAGTGTTGTGCTTATAAATGCTCAGGACTTATATTCAATACTCTCGCAAGAGAAACATGAAGCTTCAACAATTAAGCCAGTGCAAAACAACTGCCCTAGACCTATTAAGCTCAAAGAGATTAATGATAACAAAGATGTAGAAACATATAACACAGAACTGCATGAGTACAAAGTCTGCATTGATGAGTTTCAAAGAAAATACACAAAGATATACAACAAGACCAAGGACTCAAATAAGAGACTTGCTATCGCAAAAGGTTTAGAGAAGTCTCAAAAAGACTGGATGACCTACTCAACACTTGAAGATGTAGAGCAAAACCAAAAAGTACTCGCTACCTTTGAGAGCCTAAGCTTAGGCTATGAAAAACAAAAAGAAGCTCCAACAGACTCTAAAGGAGACTAAGATGAAGACCATAATGATATTATTAATGCTCACAGTAGCATTAATGGGTAAAAGTATATTTGTTACAGACGAGACAGTTCAAAAAGTAAAAGAGTATGATGGCTATTTAGATTCAGATGACTTAAAAGAAAAAGCTTATCGTATCTGCTTAGAGTATTACATAACAACTATCAACTGCGAAGAGTTCTCACGAGCCGTAAACACTTTGAGTCACAATAGTGGTAATATAATCACACTTCAAACAAAAGAATAACAAAGCCACCACCGCCACACTTCGCACCAAACCCACCACAGCCACAAAATCGCCGCCATTTGCGATTTTTTTTGGCTATTTTGGACTTCATTACGATTTTTAACTATCAAAACTACTCTAAAAGGGTGCAAATATATAAAATAGTCGTGTTCTTGTCTTTTGAGCTTGTTTTTCGGTGGGAATTGCTAGGTGCTTGACGATTTTTAGATTAAAATCGGAAGTTTCGATTTCGATTTTGTGTGATTGAGTGAAGATTTTTGATGAGAGCTGGAAGTTTTTTGATGTAAACTCAAAAAGTTGCAGTGTTCCTAAAAAGTCAATAACATATTTTATTATCTAAATTAATATGTTTTATTTAAGCTATGTGAGTTTATAGTTAAGTTTAGACTACAGTTTAAGTTTAGAACTACATATTAGCTATAAATGGCTTAAGGTTAGAACAAAACTGTTACATCTGCTTGTGATGAAGTGAGCTTGTGAGATTAGATTTATTTACTGGTAAGAGTGCTGCATGTTTTTTTGATTTTGGTTTTGTGTGAGAGCTGGGGGGGGTAATCCCCCAACCCCCTACTCTGTATCTACCTATAGTCTCCTAAAAGCCTTGTGAGCCCTAGAGACATAAGAACTAAAAACGATGGTAAGGGTTGGGAAACAGAGGTTACACCTGCTACTTACTCACGAAACTACAATGCAGACTTTTTACTTACAAAACAAGATATTAAAAATATACAAAATGGTAAAATAAACGATGATATACTAGATAAGCTAGAAGCTGATTTGGGTACTTTAGATAACCACCCAGACTATGATGCAACGCAGTATGACAACACTAGCGAGTTTGCATATGACCGTGCTTATGACTTTTTGTCTACAGATACTAAAAGTAGTGGTGGTTCACAAGGCTCACTAGCTATAGAGGGTACACAAGGGCAACTACTAGACACAACCTCTTCTACTGAATATGTGGTGCCAAGCTGGGCAAAAGAGATAGTAAGTGATGTAGTTAAGTATGATGATATAATAACAGCTATTACAAACGCTAAGCAGGGTAAACCTAGTGAGCTTTCAAATAGAGCGATGGATGCTTTATATAAAGCTGGTTCGCCACACTTAGCTAAAGAGCTAGATAGGTACAACGACTTAACCGATAGAATTTGGGAGTTAAATGAAACTGAGGATGCAGAGCTTATAGAGCTTGCAAAAGTACTTCAAAGAGAGATACAAGGAGATATAGATGGAACTTTCACAAGAGCAGATACGACAACGAAGAGAGTGGATGAAAATGAAAACACAAGCGTACAACCTGTACAAAGCCTACCTGAGCAAGGGTCACTCAAAGAGCGAAGCAAAAGAGAGGACACTGAGAGTGTACCCACAAGCAAACAAGAAAAGAGCGGAGTAAAACTTCCACAACTTCCAACAACCCCCTACTCTACTAAAGGGATTAACGAGGAGTACCCAAACAACAAAGTAGCTAAGACTATACAGCGTGATGTTGGGAGCTATGTAGCAAAGCTTGCAGATGCGCTAGGTTATGAGTTTGCACTAGATAAAAAAGGTAAAAAGAAAACCTTTAATGGTGTAGATGCAAACATAGCGCCTGCTGGTGGAGATGTAAGTTTTAAACTATTTGCTCCAGATAGTGAGTTTGGTATCTATGTGAATATGAGCTATCAACCTGACCTGACCGACACTGGTAGCTACGATGCTTACCAACTAAGCAACGGTTTAACAGGTGGCGTGCTTTTTAGAACTACAAAAAAAGACTCATACAGTGATGATGGTAGAAATAACTTTATAGATATAAGTGAGCTTTCAAGTGACACATTTGTAAATAAAATAATAGGTTTAGTTGAAGCTAGAATAAAAAGTGAAAATGATAAAATAGATATAGAGGTACAAAAAGATGAACAAGCAACAGATGATAAAACAAGTGAAGAGTACAGAGTTTCAACAGTATCTGATGGGTCAAGTAGCACAGAACCTAGAGGAGTTTCATCCACAGCTACACAAAGAGCTGATAGAGGGAGCACCAACGATGGAATATCACAAGCACCAACAAGCAAAAGTAAAGATGGCAACAACGATGATGGAGGAGATGATACAAGAGGGGTATCAACTTCACGAAGCGAAGTCCGAAGCAATGAGGGAGTATATACTGATAGCACCTTAGAGCAAGGCTCACAAGAAGACAATTTTGAGATACAAGATGAGTTAGGTACTGGTGGTCTAAAAACAAAGTTTAGTAACAACATAGAAGCCATAAAGATAGTTCAAGAGATACAAAATGAAAACTATAAACCAACCAAAGATGATAAAAAAGTTTTATCTCAGTATGTTGGTTGGGGTGGACTTTCAAACGCTTTTATAAGACCTGATGGTACAGTGGCTAAGGGTTGGGAGCGTGAGGCAGATATACTCAAAAATCTACTTAGCGATGAACAATACTCAGAAGCTAGACGAAGTACGCAAGATGCACACTATACAAGTAAACAAATTGTAGATGCTATATGGAGTGGTGTTAAACACTTAGGTTTTAAAGGTGGTAAAGTTTTAGAGCCAAGTGTGGGTGTTGGAAATTTCTTTGGTTTAATGCCTAGTGGTTTAAAAAACAAAACTCGCCTTTATGGTGTTGAACTTGATAGTATTACAGCTACAATAGCAAACTCTCTCTATCCAAAAGCTTCAATAAAAAACCAAGGCTTCCAAGATTTTAGTATAACTGATGAGAGCTTTTCACTTGCTATTGGTAACCCACCATTTGGTAGCCAAGCACTATATGACTCAAATAAAAAACATCTCAAAGATTTTTCAATACACAACTACTTCTTTGCTAAGAGTCTTGATGGCTTGGAGTCTGGCGGAGTTCTTGCTATGGTTGTAAGTAATGGTCTGCTAGATTCTAGCAATACTAAAGCTCGTGAGTATATGGCAAGCAAGGCAAATCTCGTAGGAGCTATAAGACTTCCAAACAACGCTTTTAGTAAAAATGCAAACACAGAGGTTACTACAGATATTATCTTTTTACAAAAGAGATACAAAGACCAAGAGAGTAATGCAGATGAGTGGGTAGATGTAAGTGAGCTAAACGATACTCCTATAAATAAATACTTTGTAGAAAATCAAGATAAGCTTTTAGGTAAATGGGGTAAGTATGGAACTATGTATAGAGGAGATAGCCCTGCTCTTATAGTAGATGAAAACATAGATGTAGCGAATGGTCTAGTTAATGCCATAAGCTCAATGCCAAACAACATCATAAAGCATACATCTAAAATAGATGAACAAATATCTTTTTCAAAAAGCACTGATGGAAGCAATGTAAGAATAGGTGCCATGTTTATAGGCAATGATTTTAAACTTTATAAGCGTAACACAGATATAAATGGCGAGTTAAATATTGAACCTGCAACTAAGATGAACTCTAAAGGCGAGCTAGTAGAGTTTAAAGATGCTGAGATAGATAGAATAAAAGGGATGATAGAAGTCGTATCTGTAGCTGACAAGCTCAGAGGACTTATGCTTGATGGTAGCTCTACAGATGCACAAATCAACAAAGCAAGAGCAGAATTAAATAAACTCTATGATGGCTTTGTAAAAGCAAAAGGTTTTTTAAATGCTCAGACAAATATGGCTTTGTTTCGTGATGATGTTAGAAGTCCTTTTTTACTTTCCCTGGAGAAAGATTATGACAAAGGTGTAAGTAAGGCTATAGCTAAAAAAGAGGGTAAGGCTCCAAAAGCTCCAAGTGCTACTAAGGCAGATATTTTTTATAAAAGAACTTTAACTCCTTATACTAAGCCAACTAAGGCTGAAAATTCACAAGATGCACTAACCATCTCATTAAGTGAGAATGGCTTTGTAGATTTTGAGTACATGAAAGAACTTACTGGTAAGAGTGAAAAAGAACTTGTAAGTGAGCTTGATGGCTTTGTGTTTTTAGATGATGTAGATGGATGGGTAACTAAAGAGGAATATCTAAGTGGAGATGTTAAAGCTAAGTATGCACAAACAGATAACCTTGCATACAAAAAAGCTCTTGAAGCTGTTATTCCAGAGGATATAGATGCAGTAGATATAGGTGTAACCTTTGGTGCTGGATGGATTCCAAAAGAAGATATGCAAGATTTTATATCTCATATAACTGGCGATGACAATCCAAGCGCAAACTATATCCCTTACAATGCAAAATGGAATATAAGCGCTAATGCAACAAGTGCTAAAAAATCTCAATGGGGAACTTCAAGAAGAGGTGTTGAAGAGATACTTGCTCAAACTGCAAACTTAGCACAAATGCAAGTTAAAGATAATGTAGGTACATCTGCACAACCTCAGTTCATAGTAAATCAAGATGAGACAACAGCGGTTCAAGAAAAACAAGAGCAGATAAAAGAAGAGTTTAAAGATTGGATATGGAGTAGCGCAGATAGACGCGAGCGTTTAGGTAAGCTCTATAATGATAAGTTCAACAACAAAGCTTTACGCTCATACGATGGAAGTCATATAGAGTTTGTAGGTAAAAGCAATACGATAGATTTAAGACAACATCAAAAAGATGGTGTATGGCGAGTCATGCAAGGTGGTACTACTTTGTTTGACCACACAGTGGGTACCGGTAAAACATTCACAGCGGTAGCTAGTGTTATGGAGCTAAGGCGAACAGGTAAGGTTAAAAAGCCTTTAGTAGTTGTTCCAAACCATTTAGTATCGCAGTGGTCTAGGGAGTGGATGGAACTATATCCAAATGCAAACATATTAGCGCCAAGCAAACAAGACTTTGAAGCAAAGCGTAGAAAGCTTTTAATGTCACGGGTTGCAACTGGAGATTATGATGCTGTTATAATAGCTCACTCTCAACTTATGAAAATTGAAAACGATAGTGCGTTCGAAGCTTCATTTATAGAGGATGAAATACAGCGTATACAAACAGCAATAGATATGTTAAAAGAGGAAGATGGGGAGAAAGCTAGAAGTGTTAAAAATGCTGAGAAGTCAAAAGAGCGGTTAGAAGAGAAGTTAAAAAAACTAACTGATAATGAAACAGATGATAACTTAAACTTTAAAGAGTTAGGGATAGATGGTATCTTTGTAGATGAAGCACATGAGTTTAAAAATCTAAACTATGTAACAGGACTACAAGGTGTAGCTGGACTTGGTAATCCACAAGGAAGTAAAAAAGCATACGATCTGTTTATAAAGACTCAACAAACTTTGGATATTACAAACGGAAACAATGTAGTCTTTTTAACTGGTACACCTATTAGCAATACCATAGCTGAGATGTTTACACTGCAGAGATACTTAAACTATAAAGAGTTAAAAGCTGATGAGCTTGATATATTTGATGCATGGGTAAAACAATATGCTGAGGTTCAATCAGACTGGGAACTTACTCCAAGTGGCAAATACAAACTAAACACTAGACTAAGAAAGTTTAACAATATGCCAGAGTTGATAACTGGATATAAGCAATTTAGTGATGTAGTTACTCGTGAAGATATACCAGCACTACCAATACCAAGACTAAAAGGTGGCAAGCCACAAAACATAGTAGTAGATAGAAGTGATACACAAGCTGAGTATATAGGTGTAGCAGACGAAAATGGACAATATCCTGAGCATAGTTTAGTGTATAGAAGTGAAAACCTCCCTAAAGGCAAGCCAAAAAAAGGCGATGACAATATGCTTAAAATCATGGGAGAGGCTAGAAAAGTAGCGCTTGACATGAGACTAATAGACCCAAATGCAAATGATAACCCAGCTTCAAAAGTTAATCTTGCAGTTGATAACGCTTATGATATTTACAAAAAGTGGAATGCTAAAAAAGGTGCACAGCTTTTCTTTTGTGACCTCTCAACCCCAAAAGGTGCAGTTGCAAATGAAAAGGCAAAGATAGAGGAGCTTATAAAAAAAGCTGATGAGGGAGATGAAAAAGCTAGTGAAGCGCTTGATAAACTAAACCCTGATGATTTAGATGCACTCAATAGTAGCTTTAGTGTGTATGATGATATTAAAGCTAAGTTAATTGCAAAAGGCATACCTGAAAATGAAGTAGCTTATGTACATGATGCTAAAACAGATAAACAAAAATCAGAGCTATTTGAAAAAGTAAAAAGTGGAAGTATCCGTATACTACTTGGTTCAACATCTAAGATGGGTGCTGGTATGAATGTTCAAAACAAGCTAGTTGCATTACATCATCTTGATGTACCTTGGAGACCAAGTGACTTAGAACAGCGTGAGGGTAGAATAATCCGCCAAGGTAACGAGTTTTATAAAGCAGACCCTAAAGGTTTTGAGATAGAGATATTTAGATACGCAACTAAAAACACACTAGATAGTATGATGTGGCAGACCATAGAAGCTAAAGCAAACTTCATAGAGCAGTTAAGAGCTGGTAACTTACTAGACCGTGAGGCTGATGATGTAAGCGGAGAGGCGGTAAGTGCTGGAGAGATGAAAGCTATGAGTAGTGGCAATCCTCTTATGCTTGAAGATATGCAATTAAAAAAAGATATTAAAAAGCTTCAATCACTTAAGAAGTCACACGATAGAAATCAGTATGATTTAGAATCAAAGATAAGAGTTAGTGAAGCTTTAATTGCTAACTCAAAAAATCAAATAAATAAATATAAAGAAGATATAGCTACCGCCCAAAAAATAGGTAAAGACTTTTCCATAACTATAGATGGTAAAGTTTATGAGAAGCGTGAAGAGGCTGGAAGTAAAATACTAAACATAATAACGACACTCGAGAAAGGTAAGTATTTAGATATTGGTAGCTATGGCGGTTTTGAGGTAAGTGTAGAATATCTTGGTCAGAGTCTAGGTAACACAGACCTAGCTAGAGTTTTGATAACTGGCGCAAGAGAGTACGGTTTTGATATTAACATGAAAGACCAAAGTGCTGGTGGTGTAACTCTAAAAATAACTAATGAGGTAAAGCGTATCAAAGATGAGGCACAAACATATGAGTACAACGCAAACCTAGCTAAAGAAGAACTTCCACAACTCAAAGAACAAGTAGGCGAGTTTAAAAAAGCAGACGAACTAGATAAGTTGAAGCTAAGACAAAAAGAGGTGTTAGCTCAACTTAGAAAAAAAGATGATGACAAGAGTGAGACTAATGAGGTTAAAGAGATAAAAGATGAGATAAAAGATAGTTATATGAAAGCACCATCTAAAAAAGAGCAAGTGGCTTTACAAAACGCTTTCAATGCACACTCTAAAAAGAATGGTTATGATGAAGCTGGCGAGAACTACATACCAACATACCAAGTGAGTGGTACACCAACTCGTCCTAAAGATGGGACAATAACGCTTGGGGATAAGGACATTAAGCTTCCAACTATAGATGAACCTATGAATGCCGATAGCATAAGAGTGTATCTAAGTGATATTATAGGTTCACGCTTGTACAAAGGTAAGATACAGTCTAAATCTGCACTAGGTGTTTACAAGCGTAATGACTCATCTATAAGAGTTAAGTCTTATAGTGATGTTGAGATTATGGCTCATGAGTTAGCTCACTATCTTGACTTTTTTTATGAAAATAAAACTGGCAATGCTACTAATAGTTTTTTTCGTAAAGAGATACTTAAAAATGTAGACGAGGTAAAAGCTCTTAGTTATACAACTAATCCAAATGAAGCTATTAGTGAGGGCTTTGCAGAGTTTGTAAGACTATGGACTACAAACTACAATGAGTTAAATCTTGTAGCTCCAAATATGGTTAAAGATTTTGAAGCAAAGCTAGCAACAGATAAAGAACTAAGTAAGAAGATGTATCAGCTTCAAGAGGGTATGCACCAGTATTACTACCAAGGCGAACATGTAACGCTTAGAGGCAAGCAAGGAGCAGAGCTAAACCCTACAGCTAAGAAAATACAGCGTAGCCAAGCAGAGATAGCAAGCTCTATAAGACAAAAAGCTATAGATAAAATACATACTATTAAGAGAATAGAAGCTAAGGTAAATGGCAATGTATCACGCGATGCAATTAACTCGCCATATAAAGCTTTGCAACTTGTTAATGGTGCTTCATCTGTAGTGTGGGGTGTAATGAATAACGGTGTGCCAACGCTTGATAAACTTACTGGAGATATAAGCTACAGTGGCAAACCACTAAATGAAATACTAAAACCTATAACGAGTGTAAGTGAGGAGCGTGTAAAACTTTTTAGTGATTATCTTGTAGCTAAGCGTGCAAGTGAGCTTATGGAACAAGGTCGCGAGAATCTTATAACAGTAGATGAGATAGATGCTGGACTTAAACTAGAAGAGATATACCCTGAGTTTATAACAGCATTTAATGAGTACCAGGAGTTTAATGATGGCATGCTTGATTTTTATGTAGGTATGAAACTTATAACAAGTGAGCAAAGAGCAAACTTCAAAGAGATGAATAAAAACTATGTACCTTTTCACAGGGTAACAGACAGTGTTCAACACGGAGACTCTACAGCTCAAAGCGCGTTAGGTAAAAGACTTACTGGTGGCACTCACTCACTTGGAGACATTATGGAAAATATTGTAAATGGTATAGAGCGCAATGTGAAAGAGTCTCTAATTTCCCGAGGGAAATCTATGTTTTATGAAATGCTTGATGAGAGTGGTATGGGTGGAGTTTATGCAACTCGTGTATCGTCTGCAAACAAACTAGTAAAAGATGACTTAAAAGCACAAGCTAAAAAGATAGCTACTATTATGAGCTTGCAGGGATTAACAGTTGCCAAAGATGGGCAGATACTAAGTGGAAGTCTTACAGACGACAAGATAATAGATGTGGAAGATATAGAGCAAAATCTCATAGATAATCCAGAGACACTAGAAGTGTGGACACATGGACACGCACCAGTAAGTGAAGATGGTGGATATATAGATAGTGTAGTCATAGATGACAAAAGAGTTTATTTTGAAAGTAAAGATAAAGACCTTGTTGAGGCAATGCTTAGTTTCAAATCTAACAACTACAATGATTTGGTTCAAGGTCTTATGAGTATCAAAAACATTATGACTTGGAACATTACAAATAACCCACTCTTTTATCTTACAAACTTTGTTCGTGATACAGTGAGTGCTAGTGTATTGTCTAAGAATAATTTTAAACCAGTGTATAGTTCACTTGTCGGTGCATATAACTTTGTAACTAAGAGTAAGGCATATAAAGAGTATATGAGTAGTGGTGCTGGATATGGTACTAGAAGAACTGCTCTTGGTGCGGATGAACACGCACTTAATATGTTAGAGGTAAATAAAGGATGGGATATCTTTGGCAAACTTTTAAGCTCTATGGAGTATGGTGCTGATATTTTTGAGTACGGTACTCGTGTAGGAGATTTTATACTTGCCCAAAATGCTGGTAAATCAAACTGGCAAAGTGCATATGAAGCGCGTGAAGTATCAACTGACTTTTCTATAAGGGGTGCCAACAATGCCTTTGCTGGCTTTATGGCTACTGTGCCATTTATGAAAGCTGGAATAAATGGTATAGATAAAACTATGAGACGAATCTTTATTCTTAATGGAGAGATGAAGTTGAGCAATATGACTAAGTTCAATGACATACATGACAAAATAATAAATGAGAAAATAAAACTCTATATGGCTGGTGGCATGATAGCTGGTGTAACCTTAGCACTTTACTATGCAAATAAAGATGATGAGAGATACAAGCGTTTAACACGAGACCAAAAACTTATGTACTGGCATATCTTCATAGGCGATGAACATTATAAGATACCACGACCATATGATTTAGGTTTTATCTTTAGTGGTATTCCTGAGATTATGGCTGATGCTGTATATACTGAAAATGGCGAAGATGCGCTAAAAGATTTTATGTGGGGCGCTAAAAATATGTTTAGTGTTGGAGATATAAGCGGACTCTTCCAACCAATACTAGAGGATATGACAAACACAAACTGGACTGGTGCGCCTATAGTTCCTTTTTATATGCAAGGATTAGATGACCGCTCAGACGAATACTTTGAGACTACACCACTTGTATATAGAAAAGTAGGTAAAACTTTAGGGGTTAGTCCTATTAAGACACAGCACTATGTTGGTGGGTATCTTGGACTTACCGCAAAGATGATTGAAGAGGCTACAGAAAATATATTGTGGGATGAAGAGAAGTGGGGAGCTAGACCTTTTAGTAGAAATGCTATGGAGTTTTTAACTTATAGATTTAAAGGTCGTGAGGTTGAACCACGGACTAAATGGAGCGAAAAATACTATGAGCTAGTAGAAAAAGCTAGTGGAGTTAAGCGCAGTTTTGAGATTAAAAAGAAAAGAGCTTTTAGAGACAATGGCGAAGATGTTAAAGAGTATATGAGCGATGATGAAAAGAAGTATATGAGCTTTATAGATAACAAGCTTAAAGGTTTCAACTCTCATCTAAGTGACATCAAAAAAAGTATAGAGGTTTCTATGTATGACAAAAAACTAAGTCAAGATGAAAAAGAGGAAAAAGTAAATGACCTCTACTCTTTAAAAGCTGATAAGTTTGAAGAGTTATCAAAAGCTATAGAGACTCAGTTAGAGAAGTTTAAGGAGGAGAAATAAAATGGCATACGACACAGAGATAAGATTTAGATGTAGAGCATTATTTGAAGTTATGAACATGACCTTGTCATCTATTGCAGAGCAAGAACAAGTACCTCTTTCTACTTTAAGTGACTGGAAAAATGATGACCGTGAAGAGTTCGGTGGGATATGGCTCGCTGGCTCTAAAGCTTCAAAGGTAACAGAGGCAAGCAAGAAACTAAGAGAAGAGTTACAAGCTACATCTGTTTATGATGAAGTGAAGAACTCACTAAACAAATACCAAGGGGTAACAGACAAAGGTGGTATAAAAGCTGATGGCATGCTCACGCTTGCAAGTGATAATCATGAGCTACAAAAAAGCATAGAAGCAGACCTTATCATGCTTGGAGCGGTTCAGGCTGACTACTTTGATGCACTACTGTTTAAGAACTCTATGCTCAGCAGTATAGTTTTAAGTAACCAAGTTAAAAATGATGTAACAAAAATAAAACAAGGAGATATCAAGGCAAGTAGCGAGATACACAAGATAGCAAAAGAGTCACGCTTTGGCAAGAGTCCAGAGACTATTATATTAGGCAACAATGGAGAGTACACAGCCGAAGAACTAAATGACTTGTCAGTGGAGCAACTAGAACAGTTGCAGAAAAAATACGCTATGGAAGCGGAGATACATGAAGAGGAGAAAGTAGATGAATAAGTTAGTAGATAGCATAAAAATAAATGAGGGCTTTAGAGGAGATGTTTACAAGGATCACTTAGGTTTTGATACCGTGGGCTTTGGAACTAAAATGCCACTTGATGAAGATGAAGCTGAGTTGCTTTTAACTCATAGACTCAAAAAGAAAATAAAAGAGATAGAAGCAAAAGAGCCTTATATAAACAAACTTCCACTTGAAAAACAAGAGATTGTTATAGAGATGGCATATCAAATGGGTGTAACAGGAGTTATGAATTTTAAAAATATGTGGGTAGCTTTAAAAGAAAATGATTATAAAACTGCAGGGGCTGAAATGCTTGATAGTTTATGGGCTAAGCAAACTCCAAATAGAGCTAAAGAGTTGAGCGATAAGATGAGCTATGTATCTTAAAAAGTAACTGGTGGGTTCTGTGTGACTCGAACACACGACCACCCGGTTATGAGCCGGGGGCTCTAACCAACTGAGCTAAGAACCCGCACCATTTTTAAAAAGTTTCTAACAACACGACACCCAACACGACACCTATAAAAAATAGATGTTTATCAAAGCACCTTATAAACGTACTTAAGCGCTATAAGTTCACTTCCGTTATGAGCGGAGGGCTCTAACCAACTGAGCTACGAACCCACTTTCGTTGATAGGGCGAAATTATAGCCAGTGT